GCAATCGGTAATCGATTGGTTGAACGTTATAACTCGCCTACGATGTTGTCCCATGCATGGGAAGCCAACTTGTTCTTGGTGCGTATAGACCAAGCGCTCTACTATGCTGAGAGGTTGATAAGTATGGTAGATGAAAAGGAGGCTGAAATGGTTAAGCACCTCGCAGCCACAGCACTGGCCCAGTCCACGACGTTCAAAAGCACAACTGGAATTACTGATGAAGAATTCCAGGATATTGCGAATCGCATAGTGGATATCATGACTTACCATAAGGTCGGTCCTGTTGCTATGTCTTTCTGCTCTGTCCCTGAAGAGCGGACGTCATCCTATGTCATGACAGTTAATACTGAAGATTCTGATGTTCTCTCTGATATGAACCTGGATATTGCATTTTCTCTTGCAGAAAATGAAAGTTTGATTGGAAAACCTTTCAGCGTCTGGTTTGAAGGGCATTCGGAGGAACCTGCGCGTGCCAGTTAATAGTTCTGACATTATCGCTTTCGCAAAAGATTGTGAAAAACGTAACGACGAAATTGGTTACAGAAACGCAGTCGCTCGCGCATATTATGGTGCCTATCACCACGTACTTCCTTGTTTAACCATGGGTCCGAAAGAAAGTCACCAAGGCCTCATTGACTATCTCGTTAACGATGCTTGGAAGGGCAACGAACCTTTTGATAAAAGAGATTTAATTGGTTTGGGTTATGCACTTCAATCGCTTAAGGATCAGAGAATAGTTTGTGACTACAGACTTAACGACACTGTTACGTCAACCCAATCAAGCACCGCGATTAAGACAGCAGAGAAATTAATCCAGCGTTGCGCTGATATGACCAAGTCTGAAGCGTCCTAATCCTCAAAATTGGCCTCATATGAGGCCACTTTCATTATGCATTATATTTAATTTCCCCATGCGGAACGACGATCCAATCAATGTGGTTCTGAGTATAAATCTTTGTTGATTTTGCATCACTGTGAGCCATTCTGCCTTGAGGATCGATTCCTTGGCTATTAAACAAATGTGCTGCGAGTGCTCTGATCTCGTGAAATGTAGGGCGTTCGTCCATCGTAAGATGATCACATAGCCCAAGTTCATCGCGTAACGACGAGAACGACCGACTAAGATAGTCAGGAGCAACTTGAGTAGGGTGGGAAACCTCTTTACTTCGTTTAACCTGCCGATCCGGTATTCTGTGGACAACAAACGGACTCGCTACATTATCCCTACTTTCATCAATTATGCGTTTTAGTTCATCCCCAATCGGGATCGCCACATGCGAGGCTTCCTTCTTTTGTACCTTTTGACGATGGATGTAAAGCGTTCCATATATCCCTTCTTTTGGCTGTTCAAGCCACACACAACCACAAACACCATTCTTTGGTTCACGTATTGAATACCTAATCCTGGAAACTTCAAGGCGTGCATGTGTCGTCTGTAACGCCAAATCCATCGCAGTTCTTAACCACGGCGCCGCTGCACGACGTATAGCCATGAAATTCTCTAGCGACAGTCGTTGCCTTTTCTTTTCTTCGGTCCTGCGCATTTTCTTCCTGGTTGCCGGGTTATCAAGCATCAAGGATTCATCGACCGCATACGAAAAAAGCTTTTTGAGAAAGCTGACTTTTCTGTTTTGCACGTTCGCGGAAGCGCTGGCATGGTACTTATTGATGTAGGCGTTAACGTGCTCCAGCTCGATATCGCAAGCCGGTATGTTAATGAAGAACGCTTTGACGCGTAGTGCGTCATTGTTCCAATCATCTAAAGTACTTTGAGAAGGGCGTTCATCTTCAACAGCCCGAGCCATGATGTGATCCACATGATCTGCAAACGGTTTGGCTTCTCCAGTAACCCCGCCGGATTCTCTAATGAGGTTATCTACGGATGGGGAAAGTTCAGGTCTCATTCTCAGATTGTACTCACGGGCAATAGCTATAGCCATGGCCCGATCCTTACCAATATTCTTCTTCTTTCCTGTAACAAGAGTGAATTTATAAACACCGCGATCTTTATCAAAAAATAAATAATCTGGCAGGTGTCGATATTCTTTTTTTCTTGGCCTTGCCGCCATGGTTAGCCCTCATTAATCAACTGGCGAACTGCTTGACTAACCATTGAGTCGACGCCCCATTTTTCGGTTTCGCAGACAAAAACAGATCCGTCTACGATACGCCCCATGAGTAAACCGTTCTCGACCCAACGTTTAATCGTTCGGTTATCAGGAACAGAGTCATCGGTGAACTCTCGGCGTCCCCATTGACTCGCTTTCATCAGCTTTGCCATGGTTTCCTTCTCCATAAAGCCCGGCTGCACCCGGGCTGACTGGTTTACTCTTTGCTGCTGGTGGAGGGATGCGGCTTCGGCGCTGCCGCAATCATCGCAGCCCAGCATAGTTTTGCACGGTGCGCTGCCTGCTGACAGCCGCTCAATGAGTCGTAGGTTTCCCATACATCTGCATCGCTAAAGCTCTCATCTGGCTCTGACTCGAAACCTTCGACGATCATGTCTTCCGTTGGCTCGAGCGGCACCATAATCCAACCTTCAGGCACAGGTGGAAAAGCATAAAGCGCCTGGTAACTCCATCCAGACCATTGTGCTGCTTCAGCCTTATCATCATCTTCAGGACGAACAAGCGTCACTTCGCGTGGATGTTTCCTGTTAGACCAAAGCCAGGCTACAGGTTCTGCATTGGTAGGTTCCCCAACTGTCGGGAATGAGAACAGCGGCCCAGGTGTCACGTCAAATTGACGCCACCGAATGTCACACGTGCGTTCCTCCCCCTCTTTATGCCAGGCAACAACATCAGCAACAGGCTCAGCGTCCAACGATGCCAGCGCGATACGCGCCAGCTCCTCAGCTTCTTCTGCTGGCAAAACAACGTTTCTACCAGGCCCATATGTTTCGCGCCACTGCTGGATTATGAGTAGGCGTTCTCTGGTAATAGTGCTCATGCTGCACCACCTTCTATCGGCTTAATGCTGCTCAGAATCAAACGGCGTGATGTCAGCGGTGCACCGCTGCGGCGACCATCTTCTTTCCGGTAGGTTTCAGTGCGGCCAACACACCAGGTCGTTGGAGTCTCGCGCAACTGCACAGTTTTCTCGCCATCTTTGGTGATGATGGTTCCTGTATGGGTTTTTATTTTCTGGTTAATTGCCATTGTCGATTACCCCTTACGCTGCTTTATCATGAGCTCTAAAACTTCCTGGCAACTGGCGCACGTTTTGCAGCCAGGCATTGCAACCCGGCGCGCCTCAGGAATGTCCTCTCCGCATTCAGAACAGTGCTCTGCAGAGACTGCACTCTGATCAATACGGTGTTTTTGTATGGCCAGCTGCAGGCGGTGCTCTACCAGCTCGTTTGCCTGATCGATGATGTCTGAACTCATACGGCATGCTCCTTGCGAAGTAACGCATCATGCAGTGCCATAGCCCCCGCTTCACGGAGTGCAGCATCTTCATAACTGATGCCGTTCGAATCCATGATGCAGTCCCTATCGAGGCACTCCGAACAATCGTTAAGCGCGGATTTGATAGCGTTGGTAATCACTTCAGCCTGGAAAGCGTCGGTGGCTGGGGTTTTGATTTTCTTCGCTGCGGCCTCAATTTTTACTTTCGTTTCGCTACCAATTTCGCTTGAGCCCAGCTTTCCGATGAAGCCAACGATTTGGTCAGGGAACTGCTTCAGCCATGCATTCTCGGTAGCTAATTCAGCAATCTGCTTCTCAGCGTTTGACAGTTGAAGGAGGAGTTCTTCAACTAACGTCACACGCATCACTACCTTCTGGCAGTCGTTGCGTTTAGCTCTGGCGATTGTGCCGCGCAGAGTCGCGTATTTGTTGGTGGTCATTGGACGGACTCCTGACGAAGATGGTTAATTTCGGCGTCAAGGCTCATTCGCTGGTCCATCGATTCCGTCAAGGCGGCAAATGTAACGTCCAGGCGAGTGGCTACCTCACGCATCAGAGAGGCTTCTGCTGGTGGCAGTTTCCCCGCCGCAGCATGGGCTGCGGCTACCAGTTCTTTTATCTTCATGCGAGGCATGCGCGTGATTCCGTAAGCTCATTGAAACGGTTAATGAACAAGCCATATGCCTGGCCTGGGCGAAGAGGAACGATCTGGATAATGTCGCTGGCCGGAATACCTTCGAGGCAAGGCCAGAGTGAGCCGTCGTCGATATCCAGATCGCGGCGTTCCGTGGCAAGCATCACCAGATCGGCGTATTTCACTACCGCTGACATATCAGGGGTGATGCTGAATTTGG